TTCTGGAATACGCATCGAGGATGGCAGCAGCTTTTACCCAAGCACTTTCGTTCATGTCGATGCGCTTAGTATACGGGTTCTCCTTGTTCTCTGCCTCGATATTCGTTGCCGAGAGCGCAGTATGATAAATCTCCTTCGCTGCGTTTTGCATGGAAGGTACGGGAGCGGTGACCTTGAAATCCGTGAACATCGTATACGCCTTTTCAATATCGGCATCATGCACACCGTAGGCGTCACCCACCTCTTTGCAGATGGAAGAAAAATCATTGCCGTAGAATGTCTGCATTACCTGCATGACATGCAAAAACAGCTGATACTGCTTTTCGGTCATTTCGAAAATCATGGCGCACCTCCGTTACTTTATTAGCATTATACCACAAATGTGTATTCGGTACAACCATGAACGCTGATTCGTAACAAATAAGATACAAACAAAAAAGTGCCCCTAAAATCCTCGACTGAAATCGAAGATTTTAGGGGCAGTGGCGCTCATGGAAGGATTCGAACCTTCGGGCGATTTCTCACCGGCGGTTTTCTGGACCGCTGCCATCGGCCACTCGGCCACATGAGCATATGGCGCAGAGAGCGAGATTCGAACTCGCAAGCCGGGGATTGACCCGACGACGGATTAGCAATCCGTTGCCCTACCTTTGGGCGACCTCTGCAGATATGCACCCGTTTTGTTAAACAATAAAGTTGACTACCGAACTCTAAACTTTACTATCTCGTTGTGGGTGCTTGTATGACCCCTGGCAGACTCGAACTGCCGACTCCAGCTTGAGAGGCTGGCGACTTAGACCAACTTGTCGAAGGGGCCTTATGGTGTGCCGGGTAGGATTCGGACCTACGAACTGTAACAGACCTGTTTTACAGACAGTTTGCTTTGACCGCTTGCATACCGGCACATATGAGGAGGCATTAAGCCTCGTGATGCTCCCGGCTGGAATCGAACCAGCGACACATAGGGCTTCAACCTACTGCTCTACCAACTGAGCTACAGAAGCAGATGGTGACCGAAATGGGGCTTGAACCCATACTCTCAAGCGTGAAAGGCTTGCGACTTAACCAATTCGTCTATTCGGCCATATAGCCGCAATCCTGCGGCGAGGGTTTATGCGATGACGAGAATGTCATCGATTTTCGTATCGAGCATCGCGGCGAGAATCACAAGGTTGTCGATGGTAGGAAGTGCAGTGCCTGCCTGCCATTTGGCTACCGCCTGTGTGGAGACACCGAGCGTATCCGCCACATCCTTTACCTTGATGCCTGCCGCTTTTCGCAGTGCCTTGATATTGGCACCTGTTTGCTGGATATCGATGGTTGGAACGTTCATTTTCTTTTGCTGCCTTTCTGTATTGCAGGCAACAAAAAAACGCTGCCTGCCGAAATGAATCGACAAGCAGCGTTCGGAATGCAAATGCCGTCAGAAGACGCACCGCAGCCGTTCGAGGTCTGTTTTTGCCTGTCGATGGGTATAGGAAACAAAGCTGGATTCGTAGGACTCGAATTCAGATTCATAACTATACTCAGCAAACGACATAGCATTAACAGTCTTGCACAGCATCTTCGGTTGTCTCCTTTCGTTTCGTTCTGTTTACATTATACCACTTTTGTGGTTCTGGTCAATCAACTTGTGGTTGATGTTTATTCGCAGTAACCAGCACCTTCGTGGAAAACGCGGTTTGCGCCGAGTTCGTGCTTGCTCATTTACACATACTCTCCTTCCGGAAGTTTGTCTGCATCTGACAGTTCATCGACAGTCAGTTCCCTCAATGTTCCTTGGTCTGTATCCAAGCCGATGGTATATATATACACTACACGGCTATCTCGGAATACTTCGGCCGGGGTCTTGCTTTTACTGACGATTTGTTCGATTTGCTGCTCTGTTGCCGGATACAGGACCCAACGCTCTTCGCTTCGCACTTCTGTGCAGTTACAGAAATACAATTTTTCGTCCTCATCCTTGCATACGCAGAGCAGCGAAATGCCGTCATAACTCCAGAACACTTTATCGACAATAAGTTCTTTCCCGAACAAATCCTTAAAATTCAGTCCCTCAAACAAGGGCTCTCCGTGTAAACTCATATCCGCTCCTGTTTTACTTCTTCATGCCGGAACCAACTTATGGTTGAGATTTTTTGGGTTTATCTGCGCCAAAGACGCGAGGATTTGAGGAAGTGAACCTATTGGTGTGCGCTTTTTATTCTTGTGCTTGCCCATGCCTAGTCCTTCTCAAGAAAATGTTCCCACTGTGTTCTTTTGATTTGCTTGCCGCCAAAGGAGTAGTGCTTATCATAATAATCCGACATTTCTGCGGCATACTTGGCAGCGTCAACTGCGTTGGAAAACACCGTTTTGCCAATACTCTTTAATGCAACCCAGTGGACAGTGATGTTACCATCCACATCCACACCGACGCAATGCGCATCGACATAGTCATTGTTGGTCATCTCCATTTCATTGAGCTTTTTGAGCCATTTCGTTTTGACGATGTGTTCCAAGTAATCCGCATTATATTTGGGATTCGATGAAATCACAGAGAACGGTCTACCAAGCTCTTTCTCTCTCAATTCTTCCGTCTCCCGCATTTTTTCGAGCATATACCGGAAATTTTCGGGGTAGTATTTATACAGATATGCGAAATTCAAATACGAAGACATGGGGCAATACATACAACCGCAGCGCTTGTTTGTTTTGTAGTAGTTGTTGAAAATCGGCTGTGTCTTTGCCCATTCCAAAATCACATCCTCGTTAATGCCGTTTTCTGCGAGAGGGTATATCTCTAACTTTTTGGAACTCAACCGCTTGTTAAAACGGTGTTCTTCATCGGCGCAATAGCCTATGTAATGCACTACATAAAAACCGACTTCGTTCAGCCATTCGGATAGTTGCCGCTTTGCATCAAGTTTATAGTGACCGTTACACCATCTTACTTTTCTTGTTGGGAAACCGCATTTATCATACAATTCTTCCCACGTTTTCCTCGGCTTGATTCGCACAAATTGGATGCCAGCTCGCTTGCACTCCGTTTCCATATAGTCGATAACGTTATGTATAAACGGGTAGTCGATTTCGAGTTCAAAGTGAACCACGCCGTCAAGCGGGTATCTGTCCAGATTGTGCAGTATGTAATTGAGCATATACAGGCTATCTTTTCCGCCAGATACGCTTGCCCAGTATGATGGGCGCAATGCAATTGCTTTGTCTGAGTCAGTTATTGTCGGTTACCTCCGTTCTGTGATTCCACAACCCAATCGCGTCCTGTTCGTTTTTATGAGGGGTATTTATTATTTTTGGTTGGATTTCTTACAAAAATTGGCGGTCTACTAATTTATGTAAATACAATCCCTTCGTTTTTGGCAACAAACTTACATTTACCAGATGAATACGAGTTGCCGTTTGTGTCGTAATATCCATCTGCCTGACCGTTGTGCGAGCTACTGGTTCCTTGCATCACATGAGTATGCTTGCCAACAAGAAACACACAGCCGGGAAAGTTGCGTTTTGGATTTCGATATTCCGGATGATGCTCTTTTACCTTGAGTTTGTAAACGTCATCGGGATGGTTTTGACGAAACTCTTCCAAGCTGTCGGTGGTCTGTTTAATGGCTTTATGTCGATTTGTAGCAACTGCCTTATCATTAAGCGTATACACACGGCTCATATTTGCTTTATGCAGTGCTCTTCTATCATGACGGCGGAACTGTTTAAGTTCATACGGCACACGATTGTTGATGCCGCTATCGCAAACATCATTTGGTAAAACAGAACAAGCGATACAATAAGCATCGAGCCAATGGTCTTTGCTTACACCGTGCGCTGCACGGTAATCGTAGGTGCTCTTTCCCGTTGTTACGAAAAAGTGCTTTGGAAAAAGAGTGTTTAATCTTTCCGTTAACGCGGGAATGATTTGATTTAGCACACTTTGCGCACCGTATTTTTTATTGAGTCCGGTTTTCTTTTTGGCAAGCTTCTTTTGCCATGTAGTATCTTTATGCACAAGGTCGTGGTGTTTTGTGCATAAGCCAACGATGTTATCAATGGTGTTGCTGCCGTTTTCGGATTGCGGTACTACATGATGATAATGGGCGATAGGCTTCTTGCAAAACAAGCAATGGCGTTCCTGCATTTCAGAGACAGCTTCTTCAAGGCTTGCTTTTTGATAGAGCGGGCCTTGCTGATATTGCCATTTCTGAACATTGGGATTATCCAGCCGCATAAACGCAAATTTATTGACTTCCAACACAACATCACTGATAGGAAGAAACTTCCGAATCTTCTTTACCAAGTTAATGTGTGTCTGCAACAACTGATTTGCGGTGGGCGTAAGCCAGCCTTCCGGTCTTGTGCGATTGCTAAACTTTGCTTCTTTGTTCTTGATGCCGATACAAAGGACTTCTTTCTCGCAACCCGGAAGATGGCGCTTGATGACACCAATCTCCTTTGCACGCTTGCTGACGCTGCCATTTTGAGCTGTGGCTTGCTTTACGCATTTCTTGGAAATGGTGTCATTGGCTTTAGCTCTACGTTGACGGCGGCAGCGTCTGCCGTTGGTGCGTCTTGCGCGGCGAGAGTCTTTGCGCTTTTTCATCAACTTGGGAATTTCCTTATTGCGAGTTTCCAGATGTGCAGTAAAGACTGCCGTGCCGTCCGTTTTAACAACAGCAACGCCGATATTGGTTCTGCCGGGGTCGATGCCTAAGTAAAGCGGCTGCACTACATCGTTGGTTTCATACAACAGTTGAATGGTAAATGGTTTTGATGCTACGACTCGCGCTTTCTTCTCTTTCAGAAGGTAGCGGATATGACCACAGCGAGTCGTAGGCATTAAAGGTTTACCGTTTTTATTAAGCACATACACAGTGGACATATACGCCACCTCCTTTATGATAAGTCTCCCCTGCCGAAGCAGGAGGTTGTGTTTCCCTTGGCTGGGTGTTTGCTGCAAGTGACATTACACGAGGCAATACCACTCTTGCGGAGCTATCAACTGGGAAAATCGATAGGCGCAACAAACATCCAAGTGCCTGTGATACTTATGAAATTAAGTGATTTTATTCAAACCACCAAATTTCGTAAATACCCATTTTCTTAGATGTGTGGGAACACCTCATACACACTCACATACAGCATTCCCGGCTTGTAGTCAGCGTATTCTACCGGACGCTTTTGTTCATAAACCTTCACATTCGAACCATCATCTGCCGTAAGCCAGAGATATTTGACATGCTCAGCATAGCGAGGGTCTTTTGCGCGATACATTTGCCCTTCTTTGATTTTGAGGCGGCGCATACAGGCTTGGACGCGGGAAAACTCAACAAATGCACCATAGTCACCAATCACGATACGGTTGTACCCGTTGGTAATGACTGTGCCATCAGCGGTTTCGAGCGAAATCGTGTCACCGGACACATTGCACCATTCCGGCAATGCTTTCTGAAACTCGGCTCGCACATCGCAGAAAAAGGTGCGCTGGATAGGCTTGTATCCATAATCTCGGGCAAGTTGCTCTTGATATTTGAGCATCTGAGCGCCGACTTCTGAAATTCTATGCTTCATCGATTACTCCTGACTCAGCATCTGCGCAGAAGCGACTTCCCGAATATTGCGATTCTCTTTTTCGGGAGCCGACACAATGCGGCGATGAGAGCGCATCAGCGTCAATACGCGGTTACGGAGCTTTTCGTCCTTGATAAGCCGAGCAACCTGTTTGATTTCCGATTCACGCAGATACATTGTACTGTTGATGAGAACGCCATGTACTTCGCCGTCTTCGGAACTTTTCTCAACCTTATCGACATTGTTATAGGCATAGATGACATCTACGTCGATGGTGATGGACGCTCTCTCAAGAAGTTCAATTCCTCCTTGGGCTACCAGCCACTTGTGTGTGTAGCTTTCGTCAGAAATGTATGTTTCGCCAATGAGTCCCAGCGGCGGCGACACAAGGTTGTTTGTGGAATAACGGATATGGTCCTCGCTTTCGTTGAGGTTATCCTGCCAAATACACATCGGCTTGAGGCTTTTGTCCTTAAAATGAACATAGGTGTCCTGAATGAATGTGCAGACGGTCCGCTTAATATAGTCGATTTCCGGCATCTCTTTTACATTACGGAAGACAAGGCGCGTAGACTCGCCCTCGCCGTACTCTTCGTCGTCCGTCACATAACGGACTTTCTCCAACACAAACTTGGGTTTTAATGCCTCTTTAACGGCTTCGAGAGAAAATACATTCCACTTCATTATGTCCTCCACTTCTTTTCCCACTGGTCGTATTCGGCAACTTCACGCTTTACGGTTTTGCCGTCTTTCTTATATACAGTGATACGTTGTGCATAGTTCACTGTGTGCTTTTGTAGCTGTTGCAGAGCTTCTTCCTCTGAGCTTGTCTTTGTAATTCCGCGATAGGAACCACCAGAGCCTAAGATTTCGGGTTCGTACCAGCCTGTCTCGTAGTATGTAGTCTGTTCTGTTGCTTCATCCAGAACGACTTTCCCCTGCTTGCCATAATCACCCGTATAGTTACTGCGGATGATGTTGGCGGCGCGGTCGTTTCCCTGCTCCTCGTAGGCTTTGGCAATAAATTCGACATAGGCGCGGAACTTTTCTTCGTTGCCTTCACGATGCGCGGCGATAAGTTTTCCGATGGTCACGGCGCTTATAGTGTTCACGAAATCACCCCTGAAAAAGCTTCTAAGTTTTTGGTACTCCAGCCGGGAGTCGAACCCGGAGAAAACAGAGTTTGAATCTGCCGCGTATGCCAATTCCGCCACTGGAGCATGGTATGTCGCCCACGAAAACAGACGACAGTTGCATGGCTTGATTTTGCAGCGAATATCACATTTTATCGCTGTTTTTATGATTGTATTATACCATATTCTGATGCAGATTTGTAGTGAGTACAAGTATGATTCACAAACAATTAACATCTGAGCGAGTCGCATTTTGTGCGCTTGCTTGTCGTATTTGTCTGGCGCGAATCAGCGCTGAATCTTCCTCGTCAGAAAACAGTCAAAAACAACAGCAACACAAACGCGAGTCTTTGCAAGTTTCTAAAATGGCGTTTTCTTGGCTCAGGGCTTGCTCTCTGTGGGTGCTGGCGTCCAGTATAAGAGCGTTCTGAGGATATCGCACATCGGTGCTGCCTCGAAGGAGCAAAGCGTTTCCAGAGCGTCTCTGAGGCGCTGCTCGTAGTCTGTGCGCTGCATATCGAGGGGAACCAGCACCTTGTAGAAGCCGGAAGGCGCTTTCAGAACGGGAGATTCGGATGTCAGGTTCTCAGAAGGGTCACTCTCCCAGCCGCAGGTAACGAGATAGTCATACAGAGCATAGGGGTTTACAGCAGAGACTGTCTTTCTGCCATCAAGCATCTTGTAAGCACGGAGATACTTGGCTTCTCGCGCAAGGTCTTTGCTTGTGAGAGGATACGGGATTCGGTTAAGGTCCATGTTGCTGACGAGGTCTGCGCGTTTTACCTTGACGGCAATGTCGTTTTGCTTAACACGCCAGATATACTCTGCGTAGGTCATATCTTTTTCCCGAGTCAGTACAGAGACCGCCTCAGCCACTTCCTGAGGGAATTCCGCTCTGATGGTATCTATCGTGGTGCCGGTATCTTCCACCGTGTCGTGCAGGTAGGCGGCAGTTTTCACCAGCGGGTCAGGCTCAACGCCGTCTGCGACAACGGCCACATGCGCCGTGAAGTAGTCTTCCCCTGCCTTGTCGGTCTGGCCCTTGTGCGCCATCATAGCGAACGCCTTTGCTTTTTCAATATAATCAATCATTTGTATCACCTTTCTTTGGCTCGTAAGCAGCACCATGCGGGTCTGCCTGGCAATAAAAAAGGCTTGCCAGTTTCCCGGCAAGCCTCGATAGATTCAGGTCTTTGCGGACCTATGTTGTAGTGTTGGAAACGGGAGATTTACTCCGCAGCGCCCTCAACGATTACGACCTCAGCCTCGGTTTCCTTAGGCATGTCGGCATCTTCCTGCTTGGTGTCGGTGCTGTCCTCGGAAGTCTCGGCAGACTTCTCGGTCTCAGCGGACTCAACAGGAGCGGCAGGCTCGGCGGGAGTCTCAGCAGGTACAGCGGGCTCAACAGGAGCAACGGGCTCGGCAGGAGTTTCAGCAGGTACAGCGGGCTCAACAGGAGTCTCTGCGACATAGGTTTCGGCGTTGATGCTCTCGGCGCTCATTTCCTGCGCCGGAACCTCGACAACAGGCTCAGCCCCGGCTACGATAGGGTTTGCAGCCACCTTGGCACTTGCGGGCAGACGAGCGATGGACTCAGTCTTGGTCTCGCCGCAGCCAGTGCAAGTGTAGGTCTTGACACCCTCATGCTCAGTGGTAGGCTCGGTGGTAACGACACCGTTATCCCAAGTATGGTCTTTCTTGGGCGTGGTAGAGAGAACGGTGCTCACTTCACCGCAGACGGTGCAGTAGATTTCGGTGCGACCCTCTTCCTTGCAGGTAGGCTCAACGACACGCATCTCGGCATGGTGACCGGTGGAGTGTACAATGTTGTCCTTGTAGGAGAAGCTGTCATCTTCGTTGCACTTGTGCATCGTGTAGCCGTCCTCGGTGCAAGTCGGCGGGACAACGGTAACAGTGAAGGTGTACTTGGTGGGCAGGACCTTTTCGGTCATGGTCGCATCGCAGTTCTTGCAATGCAGGGTCTTGACGCCGTACTCGTCATGAGTGGGCTGGGTAGTGATGACACCCTCATCCCAGATATGACCAGTACCACCATAGGAGTAGGTCATGGTATGGGAAGCATCGCGCTTGCAGTGCATCAGCATAGTGCCCGGCTCGGTGCAGGTAGCCTTTTTCAGGCATTCGGTGTGCTCGAAGTCCCAGTCGTGGCTGCCGATAGCGGGCATAGGAACGAGAATTTTGCTGTCGCAGCCATCATTGGTGCAGTACATCCAACGCTCGCCCTCAGTCTCACAAGAGGGCTCCTTGACGATTTCACCGAGACCCGTGTACTCATGGACATGGACCTTGGCAATGCTCTCGGTCTTGGTCTTGTTGCAGACGGTGCAGGTATAGGTCTTGATGCCCGGCTCGGTGGCAGTAGGCTCCTTGGTGATAACGCCCTCGTCCCACTGATGCTCCTCATTGACGGGGATATCGCGGACATGCTGCTTATCGTTGCAGCGCTCACAGACCTTATCTACGCTGCCAGCGTCCTTGCAGGTGGCGGGAGTAGTGACTTCCTTGTACTCATGACCCAGTGCAGGGACGATGTTGTCCTTGAAGGACTTGGTGGCATCTTCCACGCACTCGTGCATGGTATAGCCGTCCTCAGTGCAGGTAGGAGCGACCACGGTCTCGTTGTAGGTGTAACCCAGAGCCGGAATGCTCTCGGTGTAGGTATCACCACAGTTGTGGCAGGTGAAGGTCTTGACACCGTTCTCGGTGTAGGTAGGCTCGGTGGTCACAACGCCGTCATCGTAATCGTGACCGGTTGCGGGGATGACCTCGGTGTAGGTATGGTTCTTGTCGTTCTGGCAAGTGAAGGTCTTGACGCCATCCTCAGTGCAGGTAGCAGCCTTGGTGACAACGCCGTCATCGTAGTTATGACCCAGCGCGGCAATCTCCTCGGTCTTAGTCTCGGTGCAGCCATCGTTCAGGCACTTGTAGGTCTTCACGCCGGAAGCCTCACAGGTAGCGGGCGTGGTGACAGTACCATCATCCCACTTGTGACCCACAGCCGGGATGACCTCAGTCTTGGTCGCGCCGTCACGAGAGCAGGTAAAGGTCTTGACGCCATCCTCAGTGCAGGTAGCAGCCTTGGTGACGACACCCTCGCCCCAATCATGGTCCAGAGCGTCCACGAAATCGCGGTTCTCGGTCAGCGTGGCGTCCTGGTCGCAGATGTAGACGGTGTAGCCCTGCTCAGTGCAGGTGGGAGCAACCGTATCACCCTTGTGCCAAGTCTTCTCCACCATCGGGATATCCTCGGTATAGGTATCACCGCAGGCAGAGCAGGTAAAGGTCTTGACGCCCTTCTCGTAGATGGTCGCTTCCTTGGTCACGACACCCTCATCATAGGTGTGCGGGGTCTTGTCGGTGAAATTGCCCTTGTAAGTAAGACCCGGAACCTCATTGCACTCATAGATGGTATAGCCCTCAGAAGTGCAGGTAGGAGCAACGACCTGCAGGATGTGGTAGGTCTTGTCCAGAGAAGGAATCTCCTCAGTACGGGTCTCACCGCAATCCTTGCACTTGAAGGTCTTGATGCCGGTCTCGGTGTAGGTGGCAGCTTTCGTCACGGTGCCGTTATCCCAGCTATGCCCCTTGGCGGCAACATAGTTGTCGTTGTAGTTCATACCGCCCCACTCGGTGCAGATATGCTCATCATAGCCCTGCGTGGTGCAGGTGGCGTCATGATGGCGTACGGTGAAGGTGTAGACGGGCTGAGACTTCTTCTCGGAAGGAGCGGCAGCGGGAGTCACGGCAGCAGGCTTCTGGGCAGGAGTCTTGGTGCCGGTGGTGGTTTTATGGGTGTTGTAGACGGGAGCCTTGGCGGGACCATCCTTAGTAGAAACATTGTCGGGGTTCGTGTTCTGGCTGGCAGCGGGCTTCTCAGCCTTGTCGGAAGCAGCCTCAGACTCAGCGGTCTTGTTCTCGGTGTTGGCAGCATCGGAATCGGGCTTGCTCTCGGACGCCGCCGCGCTGGTATCTTCCTTCTCGGCAGTGTCGGGGGTTTCGGACTGTGCGGTGCTTGCGGAATCGCTCAGGCTGGTGGAAGGAGCAGAAGAGGCAGCATCCTGATTCTTCTTGCCCTTACATCCGGTAACAGAGATTGCGACTGTAGCAGCCATGGCAACTGCAAGCACATTCTTCATCATAGACTTTTTGCGCATGATTTTACTTCTCCTTTTTACTGTGTGGGGTGAGTCCCCACATCAACGAAACGATGTGAAGAGCGGAGGACTTCTGATATTTCGTTTTCCCTGTCGCTCTATATGCATTATACCACATTTTTCCTTGAAAGTGTACTGAGTACAACCATGATTAACGTAATGTTCACAAATCGCAACAGAATCCGAGAGGCTCCTATCGGGGAAAAAACGATTCTGGTACGATGAAAAGAAGCGCAAATATGTAAAAAGCAGCCGGGTACAGAGTGTATCCGACTGCTGATGGCGGATAGGGTAGGATTCGAACCCACGGACGCGGATGCATCTCTGGTTTTCAAGACCAGTTCCATAAACCACTCGGACACCTATCCAAGAATCAGAGAGTGTTAGCCGCAGAAATCTGCGTTGCCCGCCAACTACCGCGTGGAGGTCGCTCTCAAAAGATGGCTGACGAGACGAATTTGTCTCGCCCATGCCGCAGCCGTTTTCGCCACTCGGCATGATGTTTTCGGCTTGACGTAACCCTGTGTAAATGACCCTCAGGTGGGGGCGGTGCGGGCAGGATTATCGTCTTCGTGGTGTAGTTAAGGAGTACCGCACCAAATAAATGACCGTACTGCGCTTGTGTAACAGTACAATGCACGCCCAGAGACGATTTCCAAGATGGAGATGTGTCTGGTGGTGGAAGCAAAGGGATTCGAACCCTCGACCCCCTGCTTGCAAAGCAGGTGCTCTCCCAGCTGAGCTATGCCCCCATGATGGCGGGAAGAACCCGCCAGTAATTACGCATAGTGAAGTTCGCCGTACTGTTTGACCTCGCGCTCCAGATGCAGCGGAATGGTCTTGGCGCTTTTCTGCGTGATATCCTCACGCGTCAGAAGGCGCTCATCGACGCCAGCTGCCTGCAGAACTTCGTACAGGTTCGAGGGACCGGTGCCGTCGTAACCCGCAGTTAAGCCATTGACCTGCAAAGCGAAGCCGTGCAGATGCGGTGCCAGACCCGGTACAAAATCGAGTTCAACAACGACTTCGTTACTGTTCTCGTCCACGCGCTTAACCGAGAGAGCACGGATGTTCTGACTTCCGAAGGTCTCAATCAGCTTCTTAGCCGCCGCTGCGGTTTCAATCGTTGATGTGCCTTCGACGTTGATAATTGCCTGCTCCATCGGAATCATCTCCTTCCTACTTAGAGTTGTCATGCGCTATAGCAGATAACGCTCTGCCGTGCGGGGCTTTACGTTGCCCATTCGTGTTCGGTTCCGGCTACGACGACTTCCGTAAGGACTTAGCCAACCGTCAGCAAGTGCATGCCCCCGCTGACAGCTTCTTGGGCGGATTCTCAAAGAGCGCGTCACCCAATCGGACCGTGGAGCTTGATGGCAGACTCGAACTGCCGACCTGCGCGTTACGAATGCGCTGCTCTACCAACTGAGCTAACCAAGCACGGTAGGGTGTTTTATGCTGGTTATCACCCCTCAGCGAGGAAGCCAACCTCGCGTCCAGCACCATCCGGTAGCAACCCCGGAGGATTCTGCGCTGTATCCTCTCCGATGTTTTTCAGCACCATTCGCGACTGATGCCGAGACTTTCGGATACCTTCAGGTGCAGCACCTGTTTGCCGATTGATTTTTTGGCTGTCCGTTGGCATTCGACAGCGGACCACAAGTGGACCATGCTCGCCAATTTTAATGTCGTGGCGTACGGTGACGGCGACGGTGGAGCGGGCAGCGGGATTCGAACCCGCGTGACCAGCTTGGAAGGCTAGTGTATTAACCCCTATACGATGCCTGCATGAGAAAAAGCGGGTGAACCCTCTCTTAGCCCCGCCATGATGTCCGTTTAGTAGGTCGTCATCCCCGAAACATCATCTTTGTGCCTCTTAGCGATTCCGCGAATCTCTGCGTGGACGATACGAAAGAATCCGGAAAAGCATTTTGGACACTGGTCAACTTCAATTCAAGCCCTGCCGTTACTTCCCTGTCAATTCGGGTCAACGGATTGTTACGGGCTGTGTAAGACTGCGGCAAACTTACCAGATGCCGCGCAGCAGTCTCGCCTTTTTCGGCTATGTCGCGTCTGGCTGCGCCCCGGCTTAACGGGGATGCTCGTACGATGCATGCTTAGCGGGACGAGATTTGTTGTTTCTGCGCCGAAGCACAAGAGGAAGCACTCGCCCACACAGCTTCCTGACCGTTTAGGATACCGCTTGCACAGGGAATGCAATGCGGTTCCTGAAAGGACATTCGTCAGCGGCAATCATAGTCGCTGTCCACCACCCGCCGCGTGGAGGCTGTCCCATCGGGTGGCTGAGTGCGCCGAGGTATGGACGCACTCAGATAGGCGCTACCTATTATGGTGTTTTAAGGCGGGAGCTGCCCGCCATCAGGCAAATCAGTACATCGGTGTGACCCTTTCCTTGATTTTGACATTCGGACGCGGTAATTACTGCATCGGAGTGCCCTCCCTGTTTTATTTGACCTGCTAGAATCGCTTCCAACAGGTCATGGCTCTGGCAGGTGGAGTTGAACCACCTTTTCCCGTGCGCTGCGGGCGAATTAACCATGGTGCATTGCAACCTTCGTATTCGATACCAGAATATTTCGGTCATTTTACGTCCGACCGATTGACATGAATAGCCGGTTTAACGTCATGGCATGGACGATGGGTGCGGAGACAGGACTTGAACCTGCAACCGCCAGCGTATGGGGCTGGTAAGCTACCTTTGCTATACTCCGCGTGGCGGGTCGTACTGGGTTCGAACCAGCGACGCTCGGATTAACAGTCCGATGCTCTGCCGACTGAGCTAACGACCCAAGAGAAAAGACATTTGCCACGGGGAGCTCAATACCCGTGTTACCGCCGCTCGCCGCGAGGAGGCTGTCTTTATGAGCGGCAACTCTTATGGGATACCAGATACGATGCTTGCTGCCGCTCTACAACCAGCTGCAAGCAGATGTGTATGTAAGTGTGTGTAAAACTATGATGTTGTTTCGGAGCATATCTTGTATCTTCTAAGAGTTTTATGTTATCTGCGAAGATGTTTGCCAAGCTAAGGGAGGTTAAGCCTGTTGCCCGATGCCGACCGCGTGGAGGTCATCTTCCCGGCATCAGCTTCCGACAGGATTCGAACCTGCAACCTGCTGCTTACAAAACAGCTGCTCTGCCATCTGAGCTACAGAAGCATATTCGGAAGAAGTAACTCTCCCGAAAAATAGGTAAATTACCCTATTACCAATTATCTGCAATTCGCATATTTTGTCAACACAAAAGTGCCACATACAGTGTCCAGAACGGAAAATGTTGTGCATAAGCACAACATATAGTACTTTCTGTTTCTGTACTTGCATTATACCATATTTTGGCGTGAAAGTGTATCAAATACAAGTATGATTTACAAAATGTTCAAACACTTTCCCGGACTCGATGTGTTCCGGAAATCGCAGACTCCTGTTGCCGACGCGATGCATTCGGTGGTCGATGATATCAGAACGGCGCATCTGTTCCGCGTTCACGCAAAAGCCTGTACCGTAGTATTGCATGTAGTTACTTCGCTGCTCTTTGTTTTCCGCAGCCCTTCCGAAAGGTCTTCGTTCATCGTGGACGAACACCGTATCCGAGCACAGAGCGAAATCGAGATAGTGCATTGCCGCCATGCGCTCAAAGACATATATTTGCCTAGTCTCTGTGAAATAATAAAAGATATAGTCAGCTTCCTTGTACAGCCATCCCTTTGAGTGCTTGGCTATCGCTTTCTGGTATTTTCCAAATCGCAGCAGTTTGTCATCTTCCCCGATAGCAAAACTATTCACCGCTGTTTCGAGGAATACATTCCCAGTTTTGTAGGTGTCAGCCTTGGCTTCAACCGTGAATGAAGAACCGTCTTTTCTGTATACAATGAAGTCGATGTCGTCTTCCTGATATTTTTTGTCATCCCGTACATCCGAAAATCCCGCAATCTTGTCTTTGTGTTTTTCACAGTAGTAGTCAAGATAGTGCATGGTGACAGATTCGCCAATCAGACCTACCTTCATCTGACCAGCCATGTTATAGGGAGTCTTGTTTTTCTGTCTGTACAAGGGTATTACCTCACAGTGTTTCCGCAAAACGGGCACTTTGCGCCTTTCCGGCAAACGTCAGCAATCGAAGGCGTCCAGTCTTTTTCTTTGCCGTACCCGCATACGGGGCATACGAGCGGGATATTTTTGCAGCTGCCGGTCGTATACATGTCGGGGCCGAATTCATTGTCAGGGTGCCACAAAGCGGCGATTTGAGGGCATGCAACTGATACTACAGGTTTCCTTGCTGTTTTGGCGTAGTGGGCTCTCATGACCTTTCTCAGTGAGTTTCTGGCGCATTCTGGACATCCGGTATGTACTTCCCCGGACCCGCAGGCAAAAGCAATCATCGGATGCCATTCTCCGTTTGCGCCGTACCCGCAATCCTTGCAGACAAGGTATACTTGCTTTGCGCTTCCGGAAGACACTCGCGTGGGCGGGAACTCATTAAGTGCCGGATGCCACTGTGCAGCGATTTCGGGATGTACGGTAGCTACATCATTGACGCCTTCGACAAGGACTTTTCCGGAACACGCCGGGCATCCGCCGCCTGTTCGACAGGCACCGGCGATAGAGGGACGCCATTCGCCGTTCTTTCCGTATCCGCATTTCGGGCAGATAAGAGCGATTCTGCGATTGCTGCCGCAGGTGACTTCCTCCGGTGATACAGAATTGGCTGTTGGATGCCACATAGCAGCAACGCGGGGACATTCCTCTGCTACCGTGCCACGATGCCTGCGATACCGCCACTCGAAATCCTTCACGGTACAACTACCCCCGCCCGTTTATGGATGTTTTCGGACTTTGCGATATTTACAGCTGTGCTGTAGGAGATACCGTATATATCCGCAAGGTCACGCAGATTTTTGCCGGTATTCATCCGTGCAAATTCCGCAAATTCCCGGTTTCGGGCTTTTACATTATCCGTGATAGGAGAACGGCTTTGCGCGGCTTTACGGGTTTCGGCTTCTGCCAGTGATTCAGAAAGCTCTCCGTAGTCATGCAGAATCTTATAGGTCTGACCCACGGCAATCTTATGGTCTTTAGCAATGTCGGAGACGCTTTTCCCGTTCTGGTATTCTACCGCAATCCCCTCGCAGACTTCTTCCGGCAGCTTCTTCATTTTAGCGTTGCCGCGCAGGTTCTTGCGGTAGAGGGGATGATGTGCCCGGTATTTCTGGATAAGCCCCGCAATGAATCGCGGTGTGACATTGTACCGTACTGCGATATTCTCTACCTTGATACCCGCTTTGTAGTCTTTCAGGATATCGTTGTTCCGCGCTTCGATTTCCTCCGGAGTCTTGGTGTCTTCCAAGGCTTCACGCCGTAGCCCCAATACTTTCGGGCTGTGCTTGAATTCCGGGATGTTCATGGGCGGTTCAGGACCGAAACGGACAAGACCACCCGAAATCGGATGCCCAGCTTCCCGAAATACCTGATAGGTGGTGGATTCCGATAACCCATACTTGTCCATGATTTCTCCGACAGTCATGTACGGATTTGCCCTGACATCCGCAACGATTTCAGCATTGCGTTTGCGTTTCTTGAACTGTACAGCTGACCCGATATTCTCTTTGTGCGGGGTATAATCAGGGCTTCTGCGCAGGATATGATAGACCTGTTGTCCAGAGAGATTGTATTTCTCAGCGATTTCAAAGGTCCAGGCCCCGTTTTTGTAGTCTTGCGCAATCTCAATATTCCGTTGCTCCATGTCGGTTTTCGACAATCGTTTCTGATTGTTGGGTTTCCGATTCGGGCTTTTGCGGTCATTGCGGCGCACAGCATCAAAACCCTCTAACACTTCAAGGGATTTCTTAACATTCGTGCAGCCGATACCGTATTTCTCAGCCAATTCCGCGATGTGCATACCGGCGATATAATCGTTCAGCATTGCCTTATCGCGGTTCAGCTTGGCTTCTCCGGTCAAACTTTTCCGATGCATGATGTAACCTCCTGACTTGCAACCCAGTCGATGATATGGTCGATGCAAAGATTCGTGATTTTGCTTGCGGTATAATACTGTGAAGTGTCATTGAGCAGCGATTCAATTTCCGTTTCGGATGCCGAATACCCTACTGATGCAAAGAACAGCCTTGCGAGGGTACGCGCATCGTCCCGGCACAGAGGTCTTACCGTATGCCCAAAGGTGAAACGCCGGAACAGAGCATCGTCCAGAGTATCGGGACGGTTCGTGGTCCCGATAAGGATGATGTCGTTGCCGAGTCGGTCAAGTTCCTGCATCAGGGCAATCGTCACACGGTTCATCTCCGCAACATCGTCCTTGCCGCCGCGCCGTGTCCCGATAGCGTCAATCTCATCGAGGCAGAGCACGCACGGACTTTTCCTTGCATAGTCGAATACCATACCGATATTCTTCTGTGTTTTGCCCAGAGCGGAATTCACCAGACCGGAGAAATTCGTGTACACGAAAGGAAGGTTCGTCGTGTAAGCGATATACCGCGCCAACTCAGTCTTTCCGGTTCCCGGTTCACCCATGAGTAAAAGAGAACTCGTATAGTGAATCCCCATCTCCTGTAACCGCAGCGCAGCACGGCGCGTCTTGCACATTTTATCAATGACCGCCTTCTCGCTGTCTCGGATGAGGAACCGGTCTTCTCGGAAAGCGCTCGAATCCTCCGCGACCAAAAGTCCCTGCAGGTTATACGGCAGTTCGATGAGTGTAGGACTTTTACTTGCAAGTGTTTGCAGACAGGTTTCCTTGAACGCTTTGTCCTTGACAGTAGTAAGCCCCTCCAACACGATTTTCGCCTGTTGCTGAGATTTCCGAATATCCCCTTCCACTACATACCGAAGCAATGCCCGTTCATTCTCGTTCACTTAATTTCCCTCCCTCATAAAAAGAAAAGCCCTCTGCAACATTCTGCAGAGGACTCAATCTCTTTTACATTTCTGCTTACGGACGCGCCGAATAATACTGTAAATACCCGGCAAGGAATAATGGTATGCCTTAGCGAGGTCTTTGGCGTCGATGCCGTTTTGGTATTTCTCGAAGATTTCATCGTTGCGTTTTTGCTGACGGCGGGTGATGCGACGATGACTGAGTTCTTTGTTGCTGATTCCGGCCTGAACCGCGATGGCACTACAATACCCTACGGAAACGCCGTACTTTTCGGCAATGTCGCGGACACGCGTATTTTTCTGATACTCCGCCACGATTTTATCGACCAGATTGGTATGGTCCTGTTCTTCCGCAATGCGCTGCGCCTGCCGCTCCTCATCGAGAGCGCGGTAGCAAGTCCTGATGCAAAGCCCGTATTTCTCGGACAGTTCCTCAAACGATAGACCGTTCTCGTAGTCCTTTACAATCTTCTCGTTTCGTTCGATGATTTCGCTGCGGGTTGCTTTCCTTTTCCCCATACTGGTTCACCCCTTAGGCTTTGCTGCCTTCTTTTTGCGTCCCTTGCCGCGATAGATACCGGCCTCATGAAGATACTTGAATCCGGAAGAGGGACTGATACCGTATTCCCGAGCAAGGTTTTCGACCGGCGTGTTGGGGTTCTTCTTCGCGTAGTCCACAAACCCCTGCTTGAAATCTTTAATGCGGCGCAAAGTAGAGGTCTCGATTTTCGTGTCGAGGTGCCGGTGGTAGGAGTCCCCGCCTTCTTTCAGAATACGAAAAATCGTGGCGCGGTTAAGGTTAAAAGTTTTTGCCAGTTCTTCGGCTGAAATGCCTTCCTGATACTGGTTGCGAATCTCGTCGTTGCGGTTGTCCTTCCACTCCGTAAAAGTCACTTTCCGCCGCTTCTCCATCTCAGCCTGTGCGATATGGTAGACGGTTTGTGGGCTGAGTCCGTGCTCCTGCGCGAGGTCCGTGACCTTTGCGCCATTTTGCAGTGCATCGGTAATTTTTCGATTGCGTTCCAGCAACTTTTTATGCGTCATAAAAACCTCCCAAAATAAAAGAAGCAAGCTCCCGAAAGAACTTGCTTCTTATAATCTGTGTTCACTTTTTTTCGCGTGATGCGGGCAAAAAACTCACCCACTGATTCACCTTACAGTCTTCATTTTACCCAATTCGCACGAATGTGCAACAACTTTTTACGAATTCAGGTCCACTGCATGTACGGGATATCGGAAAGCATCATAAGGCAGGTCTCAAACTCGTCTTCGATGTATCGGGTGATGGCATCGAATCTCTGCATCAGTGGCAGTTCCGCGAAAGATGTGCCGGTTTCCTTGCGGCATTTCCCCTCTGCGCTCGTATATATCACATTCAGCATGACATTCAAGGCAAGAAGAATATCTTCATCCTTGCCCTGAACCGTGAAGTAGAAGTAGTGCTCCGACTCACCGTCCGTAACGCCGATTCGGTTGTCGTATTTTCCGTAACTCGCCAAATCACCAAACACACTGATTGCAATATATCGCAACTTATCCTCAATAGGAACAGTCCCCCATAAAGGATAATGTTCATCCGGCTGAAAATCTGCCTTACCGCCGTTATACTCCCATTCAACAAAATCACGGACGGAGAGTTTCTGACCGCCCGGAATGATTATTTCTAGCTGTTCCAAAGTGTTCTCACCTCTTTGCGTTGTCTCGTCATTTTCTATTGTATCCGGTTCGCACGATTATGCAACATTGAGAGAGAAATTACCGGACACAGGAATCTGACGATAAACAAAGAAAAGCCGCCTCCAAGACGGAGACGGCTCGATGGTATTACATTCCGATTCTCTCAAGATACGGGATAGCGGCACGCATTCTTTCGCACTCCCAACTCTTGCGGGGGTTGCGTTCGTGCTTCTTGATGAACTTCTTCATCTCGGCGGAGGTTTCGGCACCCAGTCCGGTGGCGGCTAAGATTTCCCTTGCACCGTCACACTTCATGGCTTTCAGGGTATCCGACTCAATTTCGCGTCCGCCCTCAAACGGCTGCATAAATTTGAGTCTGCAGAACGGGAGGTAGCCTTCCGGTGCATTATCGCCGATATTCCAAATGATATAGCCGAGAGGCGGTTCCGTTACGACTTCGTAGGTATCGCATACGCCAAGCGCAGTATGAACGATTTTCATGATGGTACTCCTTATTTTTATGGCGGTCTTTAGACCGATTGTGATGATTACAGGTTCAGCGAGATGTTGCGGGCACTGGGCTCGTATTTCTTAGTCTCTACCCCGGTAATCTTGAACATGTGTCGTGCAGCGACATTGTTGTTCGCATCCCGGTACTTGTCATCGAGATACACGATACGCTTTATACCGCTCTGAATGATTGCTTTCGCACACTCATTGCACGGGAAAAGCGTGACATACATCGTGGACCCGTGCAGGTCTTTCCCGGCGTTGAGGATAGCGTTCAACTCCGAGTGACAGACATACATATACTTGGTCTCGAGTTCGTTTCCTTCCCTGCCCCAAGGCATGATATCGTCATCGCAGCCAATCGGCATACCGTTGTATCCAAGAGACAGGATTTTGTTGTCTCGCACGATGCATGCGCCTACCTGACTGTTCGGGTCTTTGCTGCGCATCGCGGACAGCATCGCAATGCCCATGAAATACTCGTCCCACGAGATATAGTCGCGGCGTTTGGCGGTGTTGTTCTGAGATGCTTCGTTTTTCGGTGAAATGCTCATATGGTTCTCCTTCTTGTCTGATTTAGACAGTGGGTTCGTTTGCGTATTTTTGCGAAAAAAGGCGGTGGAGTGTCTTGCCCCACCGCATTGGTATTGGTCAGATGTACTTTTCCCAGAATTTCTCGAAGGTTTCGTCCGGCATCACCATTTCCGTTTCATCGAGGACACGGCTGAACTCGCTGCTGCTGATGTCGGTGCCGATGAAATCCGTGACGGCATCGCGGCCACGCTGCATCAGGGCATCTTTCAGGATATACCAACGGTATTTGTGGATGAGCTCCGTCAGAGATTCGCCGTCGTTCTCCCAGTAATCGTTCTTTGCCTGAACATGATACAGAGCATCGAGAACGCCGTCGTAGTCATCGCTGTCATACTCGCTAACGATGTCGGTGAGATTGAGCAGACGGCGGTCAACGCCATCGACCTTCACGGTTCCGTTGTTGAACGAGTCATCGTCGCAGGGCTGTGCAGGAACTTCCACAGCAAACACCTCGCGGGTTTTCTTGTTTACCTTGCACGGCAGATAGAACGATGCACCGGAATCAAAGTTTGAGGTGATAACGCCGGATACAATATCGGGCATCGGGTTCTCGCGAGCCTCCTCAAACTCCGGCAGATGGAACACATCCACGACATTCTCGATGTCGTAGTCAAGGGCACGGACCTTTGTGACGATATAGCCGCCGCGCTGCAATTCGAGTACGGCACGGCAGAGGTCAAGCTTAATCTCGTGCTCATTCAGAAGACTACCGTGGCTGTCTTTTACGAGGGTGATTTCGATTGTTTTGTTCTTGGCGGTCGTTTCGGCCAGAAAATAGGTCTTGTCATTGCAAATTTCAAACATGTCATTACGCTCCTTTTTGTGTTGGACGCAAAAAGAGCGGGCCTCTCAGAATCGAGAAGTCCGCCCTTCAAGCGAAATTGTGAATGTACGAAAGGCATAAAACCCTTTCGATATGGAATGTTATCTATCGTACAATACCTATTCTATGCCATTCGCACGTTTTGGCAAGAAAAAAGTCGCTGCCCCAGCATAGGCAGCGACCAGATTATAATGCCGTTAGATATAATTGGGATTCCATTTTTCGCAGCCATAGGAAATAATGGATTGCAAAAATTTTATCGGAACAAGATTCTCGCTGACCGAGGCACTGTTTTCTTTTACATATTGATTGATTTTTTTACGCTCCTCTTCACCTGCGGATTCAACATTGATGAAAACCTTTTTTGTGGTCGGCTCATAGAAGAAAAAGCTGCTGCAAGAAATCTTGACAGTGATGCCCTCACCGTTGCCGTTTCCGATTACGATAGTTATATTTTTTCTTGCGTCAAGCGTCCGTGCGCAGTATACAGACACGCTTTTTGCAATGCGTTGTGACTCATTATCATCGAAAACAAACGCAGGGCTCATTTTATCAGCCATTCTTGCTGCTGCAACTCTTTTGGGAAACTCATTTGCTCGTCTGCTATACCAGGCTCCCTGAAGCGCCAAACTTCTTAGCACATAATCCTTGAGCGTTTCCATCGCACCTTCAAGATAACCATCCTCGTCAATGATGTAATTCACAATGCTCTTATAATTGATATTACGCACAATACTTTTCGCGTTTAGAAGAAGAAAGTTATAGTGAACCGGTCTGCCTTCGAGCATGGTATAAATAGCATATTGTTCCGCCCGCTCATTCGTTTCCTTGCCATCGCTTAAAGCATGACAGAAGCTTAATTCCTCAATGATTTTTTTGCAGTATGCCTGCTCGAATTGCTGATGATAATCTATCAGTTCTTCTTTTAGCTTGGGACACACGCTGATGAGATAATTGGGTAAACTCCAAAACCGAGTAGAGTCAATGCTGTAACCGGCTTTTTTGAAACTGTTCGAGTAATCACTGGGAAGCGGTGTGTTGTAACCGTTTTTCCACGCTTCCCACCGAAATTCCTGCATATATATCTCGTCAACTCTACTGTTGACCGGCACCTTAAAAATCTTGATATATACCCCACTTTCGCAATTTCGATGGCAGAAAAGGGGGTTTTCATCTACAATAAAGCCTTCGAGAAAAGCTTCGTTTGGATTGTGAAAATATTGATAAATACTTTCTTCGTTCAAGTATTTCACGTTTTTTATTGCTGCCATAATTCATCCTCCGTTTTCAATATTTGTACCAATTTTCTTGGCAATGATTTCAGCCATGCGTTTCGCATCGCTTTCATCGGTCACAGACCAAACCTCAAAAAATTGGTAGCCGTAGTAGTTTCCATCCTCTTCCTGATTGATGCCACACTGGTGGAACTAGCTAAAACCCTTGTCGCGGATTTGCATTTCGTCGTACATAGCACTGACAAACGCAGTGGCATCTACCTCCCGGTGCTGCGTGTAAGCACAAAGCCTATCCCTTGCAAGGGTGATTTCGATTGTTTTGTTCTTGGCGGTCGTTTCGGCCAGAAAAGAAAATAGGTCTTGTCATTGCAAATTTCAAACATGTCATTACGCTCCTTTTTGTGTTGGACGCAAAAAGAGCGGGCTTCTCAGAATTGAGAAGTCCGCTCTTCAAGCGAAATTGTGAATGTACGAAAGGCACAAAACCCTTTCGATATGGATGTTATCTATCGTACAATACCTATTCTATGCTATTCGTACGTTTGTGCAACCTAAAATATGTGGCAATTTTCCCCTATCTCCCCAACATGAATGAGAGGGAATTCTTACCACATTTTTCCGAAACGAACACTCTGCTATAAGTTCATGCTGCGCCTCTGATTTTTCTTAATTAAACATTCGGTCGCAATTTTTGGCAAAAGAAAAAGGAGCCACCCGAAGGCGGCTCCAGTAAGATGGAATTCATTTGGTGTTGGGGACATCCGTGTACCGGATGTAAGGGACAGTGGTGCGAAGCAAAGTCGTCCAGTTTTCAAAGTGTTCCTCCACATAATAGGCGGCGGCATTGATACGTTCTTCCGGCAGAAGTTCTGCAAACGGAACGCCATCGTTGCCTGCGTCATAGGAGGTCGAAATGTAAAAGTAAATATCCTTGAAAACGCGCCACATACTCTTGTCCGGAAGAATGGCTCTTCGGCCGTTTATGTTGTCGCTTAGCCAAAATTCACGCTCGTAATCCGGTGTTTTAACGATGAAGTCCCTTGGAGTGTTCCCTTTTGGAGCTTTCCCGGCAACACCGGTTGTGAAAAAGGATAAGAACGTGACGGCGTACACATACAGCCGCTTCTTTTCCGTCAACTGGTCCATCGGAATTCCCGGCGTGGACACATTGCGTTGATAAGCAAGGCACCAAACGTTTCCAGTATTTGAGTCGTATCCCGAAGTTTTGGCTTCTGTGTACAGGAGAGTAAGAAACTCCTTGATGTTCATCGTTTTGCCAAACAATGTGATTTTAGGTGAAAGCGTATCAATTACTTTGCTCATAGGTATATTCTCCTCTCTAAAATTAACTACCTTTCGGTGTTGGACGCAAAAAGAGCGGGCCTCTCAAAATCGAGAAGTCCGCCCTTTAAGCGAAATTATGAATGTACGAAAGGCATAAAACCCTTTCGATATGGATGTTATCTATCGTACAATACCTATTCTATGCCGTTCGCATTTTTTGGCAAGAAAAAAGTCGCTGCCCCCAGCATAGGCAGCGACAAAATTATATGCTATTGATTGAGAGCCTTTTCGGCGTTTTCTTTGACGGTAGCACGGATATCGTCAGATACCTGCAGCACATCCAATGCCGCATCAAGCGTCAGAGTGCCGGAGCGAACAAGTTTTACAACACTTTCGGAAAGCGTTTCAATACGGCCTTTCTCAATTCCTTTTTGTTCGACATAGTCGCTGTAATTGCACATTTGGTTGATACCCTCCTTAACATCGGCTGTTACTTGCAAACCGCATTCACGTGCAAGGTCGAGCTTTTCTTCTACAGGCATATCGTTATCGAATACCGAAGAAAAGAAACGTACCATGTTATTCGCTGATTGTTTGTCCTGCAAACACGCGATGATGATGCAGAAGTTGTCATATTGCTTTTTGGGGAAGTGATGTTCTTTGGCTAAGCAGGTTTCGCTCATGGAATATGTATTACATACTCCGCGAACTTTTTCATCTGGCGCAATGCACAACCAAATACTGTATACTTTTTGTAGTTTATTGTAGTCCGAATTACGAAAGACAGTTTCTTTTTGTGCAGAAATCATTCTGCCGCAATAAAAGCTACCGCGCTTCAGCATTGAGTATCCGGGATTGAAGTGATTCTGAGCTTCAATATCTACAATGACACGGCTTGGAGGTGATTTACCACCCGGCATACCGATGTCGAACAGAACATCATAGTATATTGTTCCCTCGTTTGTGCTTTTTGACTCGACATTCTTTTCGTTCAGTTTATCCGGCAAGTCATCAACAATGTGACATCCAATTTCAACCGGCGAAGTATTGTTTGCTTGAATTTCAGCCAATTCCTCCGGCGTCATTTGGCTTTTTGCTTTCTTGTAAATGATATATTCCTGAATTTCTTCAAGGGACATATCGCGGAATTCAGGGATGCAGTTCTTTACGATAAAAGCTGCAACAGCAGTACAACCAAGCAAAGCCTTGCATCCGGCATCCAAATAAGATTTTTCGTTGTTGATGGCATGTCCGACGGTATTAAGACCTTCCAATGTCTCTTACCTCCTTTATTATACCATGTTCGCAAGAAAAATGCACTACTATGTTGGATAGAAAGTGCTTTTGTACGCAAAAAAAGAGTGGGCCTTCCCTTTTTGGGAAAGTCCACTCTGATTGCGGATTGTAAATGATACGAAAGGCGGAATGCCTTTGTCGATTGCTGGTATCTATCGTACAATATCAATTCTATGCTGTTCGCACATTTTGGCAACAGAACAGCGAGAAAAATCAGGAAACAGTCGTTGCTCCCGGCAACCATCGCTGCGGATTTATGCTTCAAACCTTTGTACAAGCATCATAGGGACGAGGTTTTCGCGCACAAGGAAACCGCAATCTTTGACATAGCGGTTTACTTTTTTACGTTCACCCTCGCAAATATCGCAGATGTTTACGAAGATTTCTTTTGTTTTCGGCTCATAGTAGAGAAAGTTGTCAAGGGAAATCTTAATCTGCATATTTCCGGCGCTTTTGTTGCACAGCGTTACATCGACAATGTTCTTTTTGCAAAAAGTTCCCTTATGGGAATTCAGAAGATGTCTCGCTGCTTTCTGGGATTCGTTTTTGGTCGGAACGAACATGTTGGTCATCTTACTTGCAAGCCTCGCTGCCGCAACCTTTTTGGGAATATATGCACCGGTTGGCGTTTCCTTTGATGTCGTTTTAAAGTTCCTTCTGCTGAGACTTGTCAACAAAGAAGTTGTGAATCCTTCAGGGTCACAAGCATAGTTGAGACCCAACTCGTAGCAGCCAAGTACACTGACTGGATATAAAGTTTGCAAGGCGTTCTCGATACAGCCGAAATACACCGGCTTCTCACGCTTAGAGAGCATATCCAAAATCGCGTACTGTTTTGCCAGATTCTTAACGGCCTCGCTCTTTTCTACGCCAGCGTCAACTGCGTATTCCTTCAAAACCTTTCTGGTAAACGCATCCCAGAATTCAGACACAAAATCAGCATCATCGAACTTTTGCCCACTTTGAGTGCAAATTCGCCAAAGCGGCTCCATAAGCCAAAGACGAGACGAATCAATGACAACCCCGACCTTTTCAAATTTGGTATCTTTCCCAAACTCCTCTATCGGACGGTTGCTGTCACCTTCAAATGTTTTGTATGGAATAGCTTGCATGTATACTTCGGACGCTTTATCTCTAACGGGAACCTTCAGCAATCGAACATATACACTCCTATCCGTTTCTGTTGGAAAACCGTAGCTTTGAGGGATAAGTCCCTCGAGATAGGTCTCACTTGAATTGTGCAGATAGTCAAGAATCGTATCAGCATCCAAATATCTTATAGCATCCATAGGGCAGACTCCTTTTTCAGCTGTTCGTAGCCATAGGCAACCACTGCTGCGGGTAGGCACGAAGTTTCTCCCGTGGCACGCAATCGTTCAGAGCGGAGTTCTCAGCGAGCGCCATGTCGATGATGTAATAATCATCACCATTGCGCATCACATCCACGCTCCACTGTCCTACCAGTTCGACAGCGGGAAGAATCTTCTTGATTTCTTCCAGAATCATCCTAGCACTGTCATCGTACCGAGATTGCAGGATATCCTCGTGCATCTGATAGATGACATAGTCGTGGCGTTCCTGCGGAGTGCTTGCGTTCTTGAACTTACCCTTCATTACATCGGCTCGCCAATAAGGGCTGATACCCAGCACCTCATCAGCGTCAAAATCGACGAATACGCGGTACTCAGTATGCAGCGGCAAACCGTTGTAGATGGTCGGGTTGTGTTCCTTGTCCTTGATATACTCTCTGAGCACCCACTCGTTCGTTGTATTGGCACCATAGAAGCAGGTATTGTTCAACGGCGAAGCCATAGAACAGGTCAGATTGTTCAGGAACAGGAAATACTCGCCCATCTCATTGATTTCCTTCGGGTCATGGATATGAGCGTTGCGGAACTCATACTTGGAAGAATAAGTTCCGGTCTTGATGAAGTAATCCTCGTGCTCATCCAGCTTGAATATCCGCTTGCAATAGCGATTCACGATTTCCTTGGTCACTGGATTCAGGGTTTCAAAGCCAAGGCGAGTGAGCTGCAGCATCGGCAGCGGAACACGCAAAATCTTGGTATCAGGAATCCTGAAGAACCTGTTCCCGCACAATGCCTTTGCCAGAGGCGGGAGCCAGAATCCCATCGTATTGGGATTCATTTCGAGCATCTGGTAGGTGAAGTCGTCGAGGTCAAGAATATCAAGACCCTGACGGAACTGGTTGTAGTAGAACTTCTTCATGCGGTCATCGCGTGCATCCTTGTACTCGGCGTAATTCTGAAGCAGAATCTTATACGATGGCTCCGAGATATCGACCTTCGCAAGATTTCCTGTCAGCTGAGGTCTGAGTTCTTCCGGGTATTTTTTCAGGTCATCGTTCGTTACCGTCACAGTGTATCGAGATGCCGCATAGTTCACATAGTATCCGCCGCGTTTTTCGTTGTAGATGTACAGGCGAGTACCATCTGTTAACTCACCTACGATACGGTCGATAAGCGCTTCGAGGTCCCGCGTAAACGGCACCCTCTTGTCGAGCATAGCTTTGACAGTAGCGGTATCCCACTGCAAGAGGTTTTCGGGCAGATTTCCGCTGTCCAGTACCTGCCTTTTATAAGTGCCCTCAAACGTTTCGAGTGCCTCGGGGCTGGTTTTCAGCATTGCGGCAAGTTCTTCGTAGGAAAACGATTTATCTTCCCTTTTGGTCATCATTTTACCGATTTTGGCAATCATATTTTCGATTTCCTCCTTTTTGGGAATCAGGTGTTTGCAAAATCCGGATTCTTCCAAATCAACTTATTCCCGTAATAGACTTCGGGAATGTACTTGATGGGAATTCTGCGATTGTCTTCGAGTTGCGAATCGTTGTTCGCGATAAACTCCTCGATGCGATTTTCTTCACTGCGCGGGGTGATGTTACAAGTCGAGAAACCTCCACCGTACAGGATATCACTGTTCATCATACCTTTGACCGGATACTTTACTTCGGTCGTTTTACCGTTGATGTTCAGGACAAGGCGAACGGTTTTGTATTGCTTAGCAAGTTCCACAAGAAGCCTGAACATGATTTCCTGAGTGTTCGGACTATTGTACTTTCTCATATACTCTTCCGTCAACTCTTCCACCACAGCCAATGTAATCCCGTATAGGCTTCCATGCCGCCCGGAATTTGCCTTTTTGATTTTCTCCATCGTCCGTTCAGCCCAGCCGGTGGGATTGGCAAGATAATCCACTACCAGTTCATCAGCATTTGTGGATGTCAGGCCAAAGCAAGACCCGTTTCCAATCTCATCGACAATGCTGTCAATAGGGCTGCGATAATT